CGCAGATGTTCCCAGAGCACGAAGCAAAGATCATGGCCGCGCCCATGGCGCACAAGCAGGGCACGAGCCGCCTTCTCGACGCGTACAACCCCGACGCCGTGCGCGTGTGCGAGGCGTGGGCGCTTGGCGGAGACGGCCGCCACATCATCAGCATCGAGGGCTTCGCGCTACTCGACGAAGAATATGCAGAGCCCACGTTTCCCGTGGCGATCCTGCGTTTCTACGCGCCACCGATCGGGTTCTTTCCTGTGCCGATCGCGAAGCTCATCCTGCCGATCCAGCGCGAGCTTGAATTCACCGCGGCGAAGATCCAGGCAACGTTTCGCCTGATGAGTCACGCGCACTTCATCGTTCCGCCTGGCGTCGAATTCTCGACCGAGCAAATGAGCAACGAACCAGGCACGATCTGGCGAGCGAACCCCGGACAAGTGCAAGCGTTCGCGCCACCGACCGTGAGCGCGGATCTCTACCGCTACTTCACGGACCTCGGACCCATGATGACCGAAATGTCTGGCGCCTCGCAAATGAGCGTTGCAAACCAAAAGCCCGGCGGCGTCACGAGCGGGATCGCGCTTCAGACCCTCGACGACGTGGAAAGCGAAGGATTCATCGCGCTGCACCGCGCCTGGCAGGATTGGCACGTCACGCTTGCCAAGCTTGGGATCGCAGCCGCGGCGATCGTTGCGGAGAACGACCCCGGCTTCAGCGTGCGCGTGCTTGGCAAAGGCCGGGCGTCAACGGTCCGATGGAGCGACGCAGAGCTTGACGCAGAGGACTACGAGATCCGCGTGATGCCAACGAGCCAGTTCGCGCGCGACTTCGCCGGCCGAATTGACCAGGCAGAGAAGTTGTTGCAGCTTGGCGCGCTCACGATCCCGCAGTTTCGTGACGTGCTTGACCTTCCCGACTTGCAGGCCGAGACGGATCTAGATCTTTCATCGCGCCACATCATCGAACGCAACGTGGACGCGATCTTGACGAAGAACGTCCCGATCATCGCAGAGCCATTTGACGATCTCGCGATGATCTTGGAGTACGGCCCCAAGGCTTACAACCTCGCGCGACTTGAAGACGCGGACCCGATCGCCCTCGAGCTCCTTCGCCGCTACATCATGAGCGCACAGGATCTCATGCCGAAACCGCCAGAACCCCAGCAACCAGCCATGCCGGAAATGATGCAATGAACATCGAACTAAGCGCACCAGTCAGCACCGCCGTCGAAGCCACCGAAGCCCCGGCCCAATTCATGGGAACCGACGGCGCAAGCCGTGGCGCAAGGCGCGCAGCCGCCCTCGCAGCGATCCAAGGCGACGCGCCCAGCAGCCCCGCCAGCGAGCCCGACGACGGAGACGATAGCGACGCACCCGCGCCGCGTGAACGCCCCGCCATGCTCCCCTCGCAGCCAGCAGCGAGCGAAGAGCCAGCCGAGGAAACGAAGCTATCGACGGCCGTTCGCGCGCGCGAAAAGGCCTCACGCATTCGCCGCGAAGCCGAGGCCGAACGCGCCGCCGTTGCACGCGACCGCGCGAGCCTCGACGCCGAACGCCGCGAGGTCGCGCAGCTCCGAGCCGCACGCGAGACGCTGGCGAAGGATCCGCTCGCGGGCCTGAAGGAGCTAGGCCTAGACATGCGCGATCTCGTCGAACGCGCCGCGATTGACGGAACGCCGGACGCGCAGATCCGCGAATTGCAGCGCCGCCTTGAGGCCCAAGAGCGCGCGATCGAGGCGGACCGCACCGGGCGCGCCAGCCAGGACATGCAGACGCGACGCGCCACGGCCGAGGCGGAATTCACAGCGATCGCATCGTCCGACGAGGCGTACCCGTTCCTTGCCGCCCGAAATGAAATGAACCCCGACACCGTGCGTCAAGACGCCTACAGGCTCCAGGAGCAGTACTACCAGAAGACCGGCAAAGTCCCGACGCTGCGCGATATTGCCGAAGCGCTGGACTATCTCGCGGGCGAAGAGTACCGTGGGATCCACGAGCGCCAAACTCGACGCGGCACCAACGCCAGCCGCGACACCGGGACCGCACCCGCAGCCGCCAAAGCGAAGCCCTCTCGAACCCTGGCAGCAGCCAAGGCCGGCGAGAAGTCCACGGCGACGGCCACAACGGCCAACATGAGCAGAGACGAGCGCAAAGCGTTTGCCCTGAACATGCTTCGCAGCGGGCGACTTTAGCGGCGACGCAGCGACCAGAGCGGGAGGGAACCCCCATCCCCCCGCTTTGGAGCATGCCACATGGCCGCGATCGACATCACCTCAGCAGCGAAGATCATCAAGTTTCTTTACCCGGACTACACGGTTCCCCGTGAGCTCCGGAAGAACAACCCGTTTTACAGCCTTCTGAAGAAAAACACTAACTTCGTTGGCAAATCCGTCGAAGTGCCGCTTACGGTCAACTCGACCCAAGGCGGAGGCGCTACGTTCGCAGGCGCGAAGACCGCGAGCGAAGCGGCAGCGTCCTACGCGAACACCTACGCGAGCTTCACGCTTACGCGCAAAACGGACTACTCGCTTGCCACCATCGGCGGCGAAGCGATGAAGGCCGCGGTCAAGGACCAGGGCGCTATGGTGGACCTTTTCCAGGACTCCATGGACCTGTCGATGTTCACGGCGATGCGATCGATCTCGCGTCATCTGTTCCGAGACGGCACCGGCACGATCGGCCGCGTTGCCTCGATTGCAACGGCCACCGTTACGCTTTCGACGCCTTCGGACGCGTATAATTTCTCGCTTGGCGAGCGCATCAGCGTGTTTTCCGGCACCGGCGGAACGGCGTACATGTACGACACCGAGATCAACAGCACGATCACCACGCCGTTGACCGTGACCGCCGTTGACCGCAAAGCCGGCACCGTGACGCTTTCAAGCGGCACTAGCATCGCGGCCGGCCACTACCTCGCGCGCGCCACGGATCGCACGCTGGCGACCAACGACGCAACAGTGTTCACCAACTCCAAGGTGGTTACTGGCGTCAAGCAGTGGCTCGCAGGCAGCGCCACCGGCGCAGCCGTAGGCCTCAGCGTCAGCGCGTTCCTTCCCGCCGACCTTTACGGCGTGACGCGAACGACCGACAAGAGCAGCCTCGCAGGCTCCTTGCTCGACTGCACCGGCGCAAGCCCGGACGAAGCGATCTTGCAGCTCGTTTCCGACATCAGCGCCGAAGGCGGAATGCCAGATCATTGCTTCATGAACCCGCGCGACTTCGCCGCGCTCAACAAGTTTCTTGGATCGCGCGTCGTTTACGATCGCGCGACCTCGAACGAGGAGGCGGATTTTGGCTTCCAGTCGATCGTCCTCCAAGGCGACGCCGGCCCCGTTAAGTGTGTCTCGGATATCAACGTGCCACAGTCCGAGATCTTCGCGTTGCAGCTCGACACGTGGGATCTCTTCAGCCTTAACGCCGCGCCGCACATCCTGGACTATGACCAGAACAATTTCTTGCGCGTTAGCGACGACGACGCGTATCAAATCCGCATCGGATCATACGCGAACCTTCGTTGCCGCGCGCCGGGCTTTAACGGCCGCGGAAACAACTACCTCGCCACGACGGTGTACTAATGGCCGGCCGTAGCTTTCAGCCACTCCTCGGAGCTCTCGATCCTGGCGTCGTGACGCTTGCCATTTCGTGGGCGCCAAACGGATCAAGTGCCGTTGATCAAACGACGATCAAAGGCCGCGGCGTGGCAAGCGTAACGCGAAACTCCGCGGGCGTCTTCACCGTCGCGCTTCAGGACGTGTACCCGACGCTTCTTGCAGCCGTCGCAACGGCGCAGCTCGCAACGGCCGCGGACATCGTGGCGCAGGTAGGCACGTCGCTTCTTACGGCCAACGGCAAAACGATCGTGGTAACACTCCTTGCGGGAGCCGTCGCAACGGACGTTGCCGCAAACGCAAACAACCGCGTCAATCTTTTGCTCATTCTCAAGAATTCGGGCGTCTAATGAAGGCCCCCGCACTCTTGATCGCCCTAGGCAAACGCCGTGGCATGGAAGACGACAGCGAAGAAGAGGCCCCCGCGTCAAGCCAGGGCAGCTACTCGCGCGAGGAAAAGGACGCCATGGCCGGCGACCTTCTCGACGCGATCGAATCGAAGGACAAGGCCGCCGTGTACGACGCGATCGAAACGCTTGTAATGGCCTGCACGGAGTAGGAAATGGCACGAAGTCGAACACTCGGAGACATGCGATCGGATGTTCGGCTTCGTGCCGCTCTCGTCGGAAACCTTTTTGTCACCGACTCGGAAGTCAACGAGTACCTCAACCAAGGGATCGCGGAATTCTACGATCGCTTGGTGGGCGCGCGCGGCCAAGAGTACGTGGCGACCGAACAGGTCATCACGACCACGGGCGCGGAAACGTACGCGATCCCGTCGGACCACTACGAAACGATCTACGTCGAGTTGGATCTTGGAGGCCCGCGGGCGCGCCTCTCAAGCTATTCCATGCACGAGCGCGCGGGCATCATCGGCGCGACCACGAACGGCGTGCCGATCGCGTTCCGCCTGCAGAATGCAAATATCAGCTTCTTGCCCGCGCCCGCCGCAGGCTACACGATCCGACACTGGTATCAGCCCGCCAGCCCGCGCCTTGCGGCCGATGGCGAAAGCGTGGACGGCGTAAACGGATGGGAAGAATATGCGATCTGGCGATCGGTTGCCTACTGCCAGCAAAAAGAGCAGATCGATCCATCGTTTGCGATGGGCATGGTGCAACAGATCGGCGAACGAATCGACCGCCTCGCGCCCTTCCGCGCGACCAACAACACCGAGCGCGTGACCGACGTTTACCGCTCGCGTTCGTTCGACATGGACCCTAGCCGATACTTGCCGCGACCGTGACGCTGCGCACAATCCCGACGCGCGTACTTCGGACCACCGAGGCCGCAACGACCGACGCACAGCGCCAAGCGCAGGCCGGCATCGTGCGCACCAACGCCGCGATCGAAGGCGTCAACGCGCTTGCGCAGGTTCCATTTGGCGACGGCCAGTTTCTCACGATCCCCGACGGCACCGGCGGACGAAAGCAGCTCATCGACTTTTTAGCGGTCGGCGTCTATTCGATCCCGCACACGCTAGGGCGACCCGTCCAGGGGTTCATCGTGGTAGACACGCAGGGCAGCGGAAACCACCGAACGCACCGATCGTCACGCACGCGGTCAGAAGACACCGCGAGCATCGAATTGCACGTGCAAGCCGCGTGCTCCCTCAAAATTTGGGTATGGTGACGCATGGTTGACTCAGCAAAACCCGGCGAGGGAACGATCGTGCGCGCAGACTTCGGCGGAGGCATCGACCAGAGCGCGGACGCGTGGAAGGTTCCGCCCGGCAACCTTTCCCTGCTCAAGAACGGGCGCCTGGACAAAGCGGGAGCAGTACGCAAGCGCACGGGATACCAGCCGATCGCGGCCCCGCTCGCAGCCCCAGGCGCACCGATCGCCGCGATCGGCACGAGCACCACGGCGACGGTCATCGACCGCGCGCGCGACAACGCGATCGACGATGGCCTTTTCGGCGGAGCTTTCGCGAACCGGATCGCCAACGAATGCGCGTACGTTGCCCGCAGCTACACGCCCGGCGCAGCCACGACGTGGACAACAACCGGCGCAGTCTCGGACGTAATCGGAGACGTGGTAAACTTCGACGCGACCGCGGGAGGCCAGGACGAGGCGTGGGACGTGTGCGCGGACGGTAACTTTATCTTCGTCGTTTCGATCACGCCGGCCAAACAGATCCTTGGAGCAACCAAACCGTCCGTCACGGTCACGTTGACGCAGTACGACGCGACGACGCTTGCAGTCATCGATCGCCGTGCGCAAAGCCTCCCCGGTCACGTCTACGCAAAGATCGTGATTTGTCCGGCCACGTCAACCGTTGTCGTTTCGTCAATCGAGCCCGTGCGCACAACGGGGGGATGGCCCAACGTAGTCGCAGCGGCAAACATCCTGCTTTATTCCGCGGGCTACTCATCGGCAGGCCTTACGGCGTTCACGTTTTACGTCGTCGGTTACGCGACAGATTGCGATTGGCTCGAAGCTACGGCGTTTCGCCACTCGACCTCCGAACGGTATCGCCCGCTTGCGCCGTACGATCTAACGATCGACGGAGCGAAGATCTACATCGTCGGCTTTTCGACGCGCGCCGCGAGCTACTTCGTTCAGGTGTACGACGTGGGCGTATCAACGCTCACTTTCGGCGGACAGGCGTATTTCGCGACGACCATGAAGCGCGCGCCGATCGCGCTATCGATCGAGAACGACGGCGCGGGAGTTATCGGCGTCGTGGCCATGAACGCGCTTCTCGACATGACGCTTTCCCCGATCTGGCAAACCGCGGACGGCGAGATCGAGATCGTGACCATTTCCACATCGAGCTTGACGCGAATCGCGTGGAACCTCACGCCGATCGTACGCGCCGCGGCCCTTTGCCTCATCACGCCCGGCAGCCTCACGATCGCGCAAACGCGCGCCACGTCCGGCGGGTACGCCGTGTGGAGCGGGTACGTGGAGATCCTGCAATGGGACGGCGCGACGCCTTCGGTTTACGCGCACTATGTTCACGAATTTTCGATCCGGAGCGGCCCTTTCGTCCCCGGCATCGTTGACTCGGAGTCGTTCCTTTCGAGCTCGACCCCGACCGCGCGCGCGTTCGCGCTGGCGTACTTCGCGACCGTCCCCAGCTCGCAGCGGATCCCCGTGCGCTTACCGCTTGGCGTGGGCGCGTCAAAATGTTCGTGGCTTGGCCGCGATCTTTCGTCGAACGAGCTCCGTACCGACTTCGCCGCGAACTACCCAGGCAACGTCGGGACCGCGATCCTTTGCGGCCCGATTGACCGCCGCTTGACGCTGTGCGCGTCGCCCCTCGGAACCGTCGTCCCGCGCCTTTTGCCGACCGCGCCACCGCGCCCCTTCTTGTCGCTTGGCGTGTGGCACGTGCCGCACCGCCAAGCCCTCGACGGATCCGGCGGCTTCGCGTTCGGAGCGATCCGCCTTTCGCAGCGAGCGCCCGGCGATTCGCTTGGGTGCGTCGTGAACGGCGTCCCGGCCTCAGCCGGCGGCCTAGTGCAGACCCTCGACGGCAAGGAGGTCGCACCAACGGCGATCGTGGATCGACCGTACATCGGCGCGATCGTTCAAAGCAGCGCCGGAAGCCCCGTAGACTTCGATCCGGGAGACTATCTCGTTCAAGCGGTGTACGCGTGGCGTGACACAAGCGGAGCGATTCACCGCTCGACACCTTCGGATCCGTATCGCCTGACCGTAGCGGTTGCGAGCGTACTGGACACGTGGACGATCTACGCCGCGACCGGAAGTTTCACCGGGCGCACCGACGCGATGGTCGAATTCTACATCACGGAGCCCAACGGCACCGTGCTCCGCAAATGGTTCTCCAACCCCGTGCTACCCGCGACTGGGTACGCGGTCACTACGATCCGAGACGCGGGTTTGCTCACCAGCAACTCGATCGGCCTCCCCGACCTCGACGCCCCGACGCTTTACACGACCGGCGGCGTGCTCCCGTTCGTCCCCGTGCCTTCCGCGCGTTTCTGCGTCCCCTACCGCAACCGCCTTGTGACCGGAGGCGCCGACGACGCGCGATCGATCTACTACGCCAACGCGCCAACAGCCGCACAAGCGCCGTCCTTCGCCGTGGGTAGCATCCTGCGACTCGAGCACGAAACGCGATGCAGAGCCGCGGGCACGATCAACGACAAATTAATTCTGTTCTCGGACTTTGGGATCTATGCCGTGTATGGCCAATTCCGCGACGAGACCGGCGCCGGCGGAGCCCTTAGCGATCCCGAGGCAATCCACGACGCGCTTGGATGCTCGCAGCCCGCCAGCGTAGTTTCTATTTCGCCGGGCCTTGTGTTCTTCGGATCGGATAACCTGTTTTACCTCATCGACGACAAGCTCGGCCTGCAGCCGATCGGACTGAAGGTCCAAGAGCTAACGGGCGACGTCCCAAACGCGGCCGGCCTGTATGGATTTAATCAGGTTCAATCCGTGGTTCACGTCGTGGATCAGCGCGAACTTCGTTTTTTCATGTACTCGGCCGCCGCGGTCAACAACGGGATCCTCGTCTACAACTACCAGATCGATCAATGGTCATTTGACAAGGTGGCGTACCCGCAAGGCCCCGCGTATTTTTGGGGCGGAGCCTGCTACCTCGGAGCCCTCGGCGTGCTTTCAGCGTCGGCCGCGTCGTGGTGCCTGGACGCCGGTAGCAGCTTCTTCGACGGGACCACGTACATCGCCCTTGATGCGACCACCACATGGATCCAGCCCGCCGGATCGCAGGCCTACAGCCGGTTCCGCCACTGCGAATTTCTTGGCCGCAGCGCGGCCCCGCACAACCTCACGATCGAGGCCTATACCGACTTTGACGAGGCAACGATCAAAGGCACCGGCACGTGGACCGCGGCGCAACTCGCGCCCATAGCCGCGACCTCGTGGCCCGCACAAGTCAAGCTACAGATCGGCAGTCAAAAAACGCAGGCCGTCAAGATCCGAATCTACGACGCCGCGCCGATCGGTGCTACGACGGGCGAAGGCCCCCAGCTTATCGGCCTCGCGATCGAGGTTCTTCCCCTCGGAGGCGCGCAGCGGCTTCCGGCAACACGAAAGCGATAAGCATGGGATTCTTCGGAGACGTAGGCGGCTTTTTCAGCGACGCAGGCGACAAGATCAAGGATGCCGTGGTAGGCCGCGACGTTCCGACGACGCGCGTGCTTGGCGTCGGCGACATCGGCGAAGATCCGACGAACGTTGAGGACGAGTACCAGCGCCGCGTGCGCGAGATGTACGCCGGCCAATCGCGGAACGAAGAACGCTTCCAAGGCCAGAAGCAAGAGAGCCGGATCCTCGGAGCCATGCAGCCGTCAACCGTCGCCTCGCAGGCCGCTAGGTCGCAAGCCCTAGAAGCCGGCCAGCAGACGCTAGGCGCGGCAGCAAGCGCGCCCGGCGCGGCAGGCATCCAAACGGCCGGCCTTGGCGGCCTTGGCGCAGGCGCGGCCCAACAATACGGCATGCAGGCCGCGCAACAAGTCGCAGCCCAAGAGTCGCAGCGCAACGCGCTTGCCCAAGCGCAAATGGCGGAACTACTTCGCCAGCAGAAAATGAGCACGATGGGCCTTGAGCGCGCCGATTTCGCGCAGGCGCTTGGCAGTAGCCGCGCGCTTCTCGCGCCAGAGCTCGCACAGCAGGCCGAGGCCGCGCAGGCCGAAGCCGCGCGACAGGAGCGCCTATTTGGCGCCGGCGTGGGCGCGCTTGGCGCCGGCGCATCGTACGCATTCTCCCCGCCAGCGCCGAAGAAATAAAATGCCATACGAACCACCAAACGGCGGCAACGTCGGCCGCGAGAACCGCGTAAATCCTACTTCGTGGACCGAATCGGGCGCGCAATACGTCCCGCCGAACGCGGACGAGTACGCGCAGCAACAAGCCGAACGCGCCTACCGCAGCCCGCAGGAGCAAGAACAGGCGTTTTACGATCAGCAAATGGGCGGCCTGCGAAACCTCGCAGCGAACGCTGATACGCGCTTCGCGGCCGCACGCGCCGCACAGGAGGCAGCCGTTGGAACGCTTGGCGAGCGCGCCGGCACGCTTCAAGGCAGCGCCGCGCTTATGGCCGCGCAACAGGCAGGCGAGAGCGCACAAGCCCGCGCCATGGTCGCAGGTCGCACGCCGTACGGCGGCAAAGGAGCCGGACCCGAAGCTGCGATCCTCGGAGGCCAAATCGGCCAGGCACAAGCCGCGCAGCTCGGCGGCCTGGAGCAAGAGGCCGCGCAGCGCCAAGCCGCTTACATGCGAGGCGTGGGCTCACTCGGTCAGGGCCTCGCAGGCGAGGCATCCGAGCGCCGCATGACGGAAGCGGAGATCCAGCGAGACATGCAGCTTCGCTTCGCAGCCGCGCAGCAACTCGCAGCGAGCCAACAAGAGCAGCAGGCGAAAAACAACGCCGCCGCGCTTGGACGCGTCGGCAGCGCCGGAGGCGCTGTGCTTGGCTTTTTGGCCGGCGGCCCCGCGGGCGCCGTTGCAGGCTACAACGTCGGGAGCAAACTTTAATGGCTCAGATCCTTGGATACCAGGGCGCACCCTACGCGCCGGACTACCAGCCGACGCTTGACGAGCAGCTGGCATCTATGCCGAAACCGCCGCCGCAGGTGCTTGGGTCTGTGGCAACGCCGCCAGAAGGCCCCGGCGTCAGCTACACGCCGGTCCTTGGCGAGCCGCAGTACTCAGCAGCGCCGCCCACAAGCAGCGCCGCCGATCCCGGCCTGCTTTACACGCCAGCGCCGAACGCGTCGCTTATGCCTACGGCCGCGCCCAGCGCAGCCCCTACAGCAGTCGCGCCGCCGGTTGTGGCACCAACGGCCACCGCAACGCCAGCAGCCCCGCCACGAGGCGCACAGGCCCCGCGCGCGGCAGGCCCCGCCAAGCTCAGCGAGATTGGGCAGATTCAAACGAGCCTCGCGAAGCAACAAGAGCAGGCCGCAAGCGAGCTTTACGACATCGAGGCCCAACGAGTCGAAGCCGAGGGCTCTACGACCGAGGCCGCGCAGAAGGCGGAACAAATAACATCCGCGCTTAGGATCCAGGCAGCCAACGACCGCGCCGAAGAGGTTCGCGGGCGCGAAGAGGCCGCGACGATCGAGCGTGAGGCCCGACGCCAAGCCGCGGAAGATACCACGAAAAAGCTTGCGGCTGCACAGGGCGAGCTTGAAAACACGAAGATTGACATCGACGCAGCCTACGGCGGAGCGGCCGGGCGCATCTTTTCGGGCCTCGCGGTAGCGCTTGGATCGTTCGGCGCATCCATGGCCGGCGGCCCGAACTACGCGCTACAGATCGTCAATGACCGCGTAAACCGCGAGCTTGACGCGCAAAAGAGCGAGATCGACAAGAAAAAAGGCAAAGTCACCGAGCTAGGGCGCCTGCTGCAGCAAAACGAAAACCTACTCGGAGACGCCACCGACGCGCGCAAGCTGGCGCAGGCGCAAACAGAGCTGGCGCTAGTGGCCAAAGCGGAAAGCCTCACGGCGGGCCGCAACATGGGTCCGCGCCAGCAGGCCGTGCTTGACGACATGAAGACAAAAGCCGCGACGACATTCCGCGAGCTTCAAACGGCCATCGAAAACCGCGCAGCAAATACGGCCATGATCGGCGCCCAAGAGCGCGCAGCAGCACGCCGCGCGGCAGCAGCAGCAGCAGCAGCACAAACAAAGAAAGACGAAGATCGCCGCGAAAAGGCGCTTGACCGCGAGAGCAGGCTTACCGAAATCGTCGTGAAGGGCCAAATCGACGCGGGCGGCAGGCAGACCGAGCGCAGCGACAATATGATCGCGCGAACTACAGGGATGGCAAAAGATCTACAAACCGATTTGTCCACGTCGGCCGCAGAATCGTATCTCGATCTTGCTAAAGGGCTTGGCATAGACCCGATCACGGGCGCCGCCGTCGGCAGCGCCCCCGGCGTAGGCTGGTTTAATATGGGATCGACCACCGACGCCGGCGCGGACAACAGACAGAAACTTTCCGGCCTCGTTGAGGCCGTCGCGAAAGCAGCTGGAGGTACGGTCACGGGGTCCGATCGCGACGTAGCCGAAATTCTGCTTAAAGGCACCGGATCGACCGAAGCAATTCGGCGCGGCGTGTACCTGTTTGGGAAAAAACTTTCGGCAGGAGTGCGAACCAGGGAAGCAGCCGATCCGGAGGCGTTTGCGAAATTGGCCGAGCGGCTCCCGGCGTTGCGCACGGTGGCAACCGTTGGGCAGCAATCGACAAACGCGGCAAACGCAGGCTTTAGCGCAGCGCCCCCACCACCGGCCAAGCCATAATGGCGACCGTAACCGTACAGCTCCCCGACGGATCCTTCGTCGAAGGCCCCGAAGAGAACCTAGCGCAGATCCAACAGGCCGCGCCCGGCGCAAAAGCGCTTACGCCGGACGAATATCGCACCGCCTACGCGACCCAGCAAATCCGCGAAGAAGAGCGCGGCACGATGGGCGCGATCAAAGCCGGCGCGTCGGGTTTCGTCGAAGGCGTGACCGGCCTACCGCTCGCAGAGGCCGCGCAGGTCGCTTTTGGTCGCATCATGGGCGGCGAAGAAGGCCAGCGCGAGGCCCAAGAACGCCTACGGATCCGCGGCGAAGAGCAGCAGGCCGCGAACCTCGCAGGCCAAGCCGCAGGCTTTGGAGGCGCCGCCGTTGCAACGTTTGGCGCATCGGCCGAACTATCGACAGCCGCACGCTTGGCGACAGCAGGATCACGCGGCATCATGGCCGCGGGCGAGGGCGCCGCAAAGATCGCCGCCAAGCAATTCGCCGAAAACACGATCAAGCAAAAGCTAGCCGCCGCCGCCACGCGAGGCGCAACGGAAGGCGCGCTACTTGGCGCCGGCGGCGTAGCGAAAGAGGCCGTAGAGGGCCGAGAGATCACAGGCGAACTAATTGGAACGCACATCGCCAGCGCAACGCTTTTCGGCGCCGCTGGCGGCGCCGTGTTCAGTGGCCTCGGCCTTGCGGCCACAGCAGCGGCCAAAAACGCGGGCATTGGCACCGCGGGGGCGCTTGTCGGCGGAACAATCGGCGGCCTCGTGGCAGGCCCCATGGGCGCCGTTGCGGGCGCAGCCACGGGAACCGTTGCAGGAAAGCTACTAGGCAAGAGCGCAAGCGCAGGAGCGCGCGCGATCGCAGACGAAGCAGCGGCGCGCGTCACGAGCGCGATCGACGATCAGACCGCACGCGTAACGGGCGATCTAACCGCCGACGAGATCGCGGCAGCAATTAAGGGTAGAGCGGATCAGACGGCCGCCGAAGCTGCAGACGTGGCAACCGTTGCAGGCGCCGAAACGCTAGAGACGGCCGAAGCCCGACTAGAGCGCGCGCGCCTCATGCAAGAGCGCGGAGACGCAGCGGCCGACGACATCGCGCGCGCGAACGAAATCAATCAAGATGGGATGCTGCAGCGCGCCTTGAGAGCGCAGGAAGATCCGAATAGCGCGCTTGCCGCGGCGCAACGCGCAGCCGCTCACGACGCCGACGAGACGTTGCGACAAACCGCCGAAGCGATGGGCAACTATCAAGAAGGCACGCTCGCAGAGGTCAACGCGGGAACCCAGGCCGCGCACAGCATGAGCACAGGCGCGGCCAAGGCCCGCACAATGCAGCGACTCGCAGCCGATACCGCAGACGCGGATTTTATGGCGTCAGCAGCCAAGATCCGAATCGCCGAAGAGATCCGCGCGCTCGCGGACGAGGTTCAAGATCGCATGGGCGCCGCGGGCGAGCACTTCACGGGACGCCGGACCGTGGATAGTCAACTCGCAGAGCTTGAGCGCCGCGCGGCATCGCTTGATCACTTGACCGACGACGCCGCGGGCCTCGCAGAAGCGCACCGCATCGGAGACGAGGCGAAGCGCGGATTTGACAACATGACCGCGGCCATGCGAGGCAAAGGCATCGACGAAACGCGCTTCGTCCGTGGCCTTCAGGAGGCCAGCCCGGCAAATAACCTACGAGCCGCGCTAGAAAGCGCCGATATTTTTGGAGACAAGATCGCAGCAACGCAGATCGCGATCAACGACGCGTGGCGAGACATCATCCCGAGCCTGAAGGAATTTTCCAAAAACTTCGTCCGGGAAGGCCTCGAATACGACACGCGAAACCCTTTCGCCATGGCGAAGATCATTGACGATCGAAAGCTGTTCTTATTCCTTTCGGGCGAGCTTGCAACGGGCGGCAACAACTCGCGGATCGACGCAGTGGCGCGTTACATTGAGCGTCAAAAAACCTTTCAAAACACGGTCAATCGGCTTTTTTCGGAAGGAGCACCAGCCGCCGAGGTCGCACGCGTGGCGAGAGGCGCCAAGGCCGCAAACATAGCCAGCGGGCAATTTGCCCACGCACGCGCCGCAGCCGCCGCAAAGGAAGCCGCGGACGTACTTTCGAAAGACGCCTTGGAGCGCCTCAAAATCTCAGCGTTCGGCAGCGTCCCGCTTATCGGAAAGGCCCTTGCGACCCTCGTGGACTTGCAGGCCCGCGCGACCATCGAGCGCGCAACAAGCGTGATGCTTGCCAAAACCGAGAGCAAGATCGCGGAATCTGTTGCATCGTTCGTCCGAGGCGGCGAAAAAGCTGGACGTGTGGTCGCCGAAATCGCCGTGGGCGTCAAGCCACAGATCAGCGCCACGCCAACGAAGCCACGCAGCGAGCCCGCAAAAGACCTCGCCAGCGTCCCAGCCAAGATGACACGCGAAACCATGGCCGCCGAAGCCGCGAAGCAGATGGCGATCATCGCTTCCGTGGCTGGAACGCCCCAGGCCCTTAACGCGTACGCGTACGCCGCATCGCGCCCGCTGCATTTTGACAGCGACGATCGCCTTTCGCTCACGATCGCAAACGCGACCGCGCGCGCGACCGCGTTCCTTAACGCGCATCGCGTCACGACGCGAACCGATGACACGTTGCAGCCGCAGCTCGCAAGGCCGCAGCTCACAGACGCGCAGGTTAGTTCGTGGCGATCCTACGTGGCAACGGCAACGAACCCGCTAGGCGTGCTTGACGATCTCAACAAAGGCGCTGTCACGCGCGAGCAGGCCGAAACGCTGCGCGCCCTGTACCCGGCGATCTACGTCGCGATCCAAACGAAAATGATGGACGCGCTTCACGACTCCAAGCGCCCGATCAGCTACTCGCAACGCGTGGCGCTTTACACGCTTTTCGGCGCAGCCGCCGATCCGAGCTTGGCACCCGCAGCGATCGCCACGATCCAGCAAAGTTTCGCACCGGCGCAGGCACCTCGCCCGCGTCCGGGCAACGTCCGAGGATCCTTCGCGGAAGGCTTCGGAGCCGAACCAGGAAAATCCGCAGGAGGCATCCAATGACGCAACGCATCGGCACGGGCGCAAACGCCCAAATCACTCAGTACGCCGCGACCCTTTCGACAACGCCGCGCCAGCTCGAAACGAGCGTGACCGTTGGCGGCGACGTGGGCGGGCTTACCTCGCAAAGCCCATCGACGGCCACAGCGCGCAGCCTTGCCGCCGGCCCCGTCAACCCCGGCCGCTTCTACGTGCAAGGCCTCACGATCGCCAACGCAGACGCGGCGATCACGGTGTACCTGACCACCGACGCGAACGGCGTTTCGGCCGTAGCGTTCCCGATCGCCGCGGGATCTTCGCTCCGCATCGACGCAAACCGTGGCGATCAGATCTTTCTCTTTGCCGCTTCCGGCACGCCGACCGTTCGCGTGGTGGGCGTATGAGCGCGCCAACAATCACGACCCCCGCGACCTCCGGGGGAGGCGTTCCCGTAGGCGGCAGCGGAGCCGCTGGCTACCTCGCCAAATGGACGGCACCGACAACGCTAGGCGGATCAACGACAACGGGCGCGACCGCTTCGCTGTACGTGGACGCGACCGGCAACGTCGGCATCGGCACGGCGAGCCCGACCGGACGCCTCCACGTCGTCGGCGGCACAGCGGCAGCGGCCACAAACGGCGCGCCCGTAACGATTATCGCGCAAACCGCGGGCAGCGGCAACCAAAACGGCGGAAACATCGTCCTAACCCCCGGCGCGCTATCCGGGACCGGGACAGCTGGCGTTGCGGACCTCTCAGGTCCAACGGGTACGGGCCTCAAACTTCCCGCGACGCCGGGCAACGCGGACACGCAAGTGCTCGACTGCTACGCAGAAGGGACGTGGTCGCCGACGCTTGCTGGATTTGTAACGAACACGCCAAGCACAATTGCGGCAAGCTATACGCGCGTTGGTCGGATGGTCACGCTGAACGTGTACCTGTACGCGGGCGGGAGTTCATTCGGCAGCACCCTTGGCACGACGACCGTAACGGTACCGTCTGGTATGACTCCAAATTTTAGCGGCGTCGGCATCGGCGGGCTCTCGCGCTCGAATTCCTCCGTTGCGCAAGCAATCGCGTATTACGATGGTAAAATTTATCTTGGCACCAGTACAAGCGCGGCCACTGAAATGTGGCTGTCGGTCACGTATTACGTTTGAGGATTTATAATGTACGCAACAATCGAACCCGTCTCCGTATTCCCAAGCGCCGCAACGGTGCTGTTCATCAACAACGTAACCGTTCAGCCCGGCAGCTCCGCGAGCTACCAGTGGTGGCTCCAGAACACCGAGCGCGGAAACCTCACGACCGGCTCAATCAACCTCGACGGCGCAGCCTACGCCGCGTGGGGCGCGGACGACGAGTATCTGTACCGTTACACCGCGGAAAGCCTCGGATTGACAATCGTCGAGATCGTTCAAGACGTTGCCCCAGCAGGCGTGCCCGTGGTAGAGCCACCGGCTCCAGCAGGAGGAACCCATGACTGAATCAGGCGCACTCCAAGTTCTCATCAATGTGGCTCACGCGGCGCAGAAGGGGGGCGTCTTCGCCCTCGGAGACGTTCCGGTTATCCTGGAAGCCGTCAAGCTCGCAGAAGCGTTGAAGGCCAACCTCGCGCCGCCAGCGCCGCCGAGCGACGCGCTTTGAACCCCGCGATCCTGGCGCTTGCCGTCACGACGCTCTTCCAGGCGTTCGCCGCGGTGTGGTGGGCCTCGCGCATTAGCGCGCAGCTCGAATCGCTGCAAAAAACCGTGGACAGCGCCAGGATCGACATCTCGGCCCTACACGCCGCCGTGCAGGCGCACGAGGTCGAACTCGCAGTGCTCCGATCGAAGGCCGCAAAATGACGATCCCCGCATGGGCCGCGCTTGCGTGGCCAGTTGTCACCGCGGTCATCAACGCGCTTTTCCGATTCCGTTCGCCTGATGCCTGGTGGGCGTGGGCAGAAGCAAACCCGCGCCTCGCGGGCGTAGTGCGCCTCGCGAGCGCCACGGGCCTAGACGGCGCAAAAGCGCTCGCGGCCATCAAACAGATCGGCGAAAAATGAACGATGCTCCTCGAATGGTCACCCTGGCTTGCCTTGCTCTTTGTTGCCTCGGTTGCAGGCCTCAGCCGTGCAAAACCGCCGCCGCCGCGTTCGTTGCCGCGGACATCGCTTGTGCTTCCGCTGGCGTGGCAGTGGGCGATCCAGCGCTCCTCGTCGCTTGCGGAGGAGCCTACGCCAGCGCCACGAAGGCCCTCGAAGGCGGCAAATGCGCCGCGGAACTGAAGCCATGAACGCCGCGGAAGTCGTGACCGTTGGCACGACGATCGTTGAGGCAATTCGCGCGATCGTCCAGTGGCTCGCAGCCGACGCCGCGGGCGCCATGCCTCCGAGCGCATCGATCGCCGCGCTTGTCGCAATGCTTGAAGCGGACCACGAGGCCCGCGCCGATCTCATCGCGCAGGCCAAGGCCTCGCCCGAACTTCGCGCGCAGATCGGCGCGCTCAGCGACGCTTACGAGTCGCTTTACCCGTCGCTCCTTGCGCTCAGCGTAGAGATCGACGCCGCGTGACCCCGCGCGAGCTACCTGCTAGGGCGACGCCGGTGAGCCCGGCCGAAGTCTACCTAGCGTTAAGATTGCAGCTTGAGACGCAGATCGGCGCACCACAGCCGCGTGCCGGTGTGGCGATCCTGGTAGGCCAAATGGCCCTCGAGACCGGCCGCTTCAAAGCCTCGCAAAACTACAATTTGGGCGGCATCAAATGCAGCGGGAAGTGGGCCGGTTGCTGGCAGCATTTCGCGACGCTTGAGGCGCTCCCCCGCGCCGCAGCTGAAAAATACATGCGCGAGGTTCCGCCCGGCGCGACCGTGACGCTGGTCCACGACGCCGGCGATCGCGTCACGCTCAAATTCGCAGGCCGCCACCCGGTCAACAAATTCGTGGCGTTTGAAAGCCTCGACGCCGCCGTCGAACATCACGTGGCCTTCTTGCTTGGCCGCTACCGAACCGCCGTAGCGATCGCCATGTTGGGCAACGCGCAAGGGTACGCCGACGAGCTGTACCGCCTCGGATACTACACGGGCGATCGCGAGAGCTACGGGAAGAGCGTTGCGAGCCTTGGCCGCGAGTACGATCGAACGTTGCCGCCGGACGCCCCGCCAGCAGCGCCCACGAACCCCGCCCACGAGCCCGTGAGCATCGCGGCATCGTTGCCCGCCGACGAGGTACGCGAGCCCCGCCACGAGCCACCAGCGCCGCCCGTTGCGCCGCCGCTCGCGACCGTCGCCCTTCCGCGCATCGGAGAGCCCGCGCCGATCGAGCAAGT